TTATGTAATGAACTCTGATTATAGAGTTTATATTTGCATAGAAAATGGTTCAAGCGGAAGCAATCCAAAAGGAAATGTTTCTCAAGATGAACCAACCTTTACTGATCTGGAACCATCTAGAGCGGGTGATAGTGGAGACGGATATATCTGGAAGTATTTGTTCACTATATCACCAAGTGATATTATTAAGTTTGATTCTACCGAATATATTACGGTTCCAAATGCATGGCAAACATCGACTGATTCTCAGATCAGAGCAATAAGAGAAGCAGCAGATTCGTCACAAAACGAAAATCAAATCAAAACCGTTTATATTGAAAACTCTGGCGCAAACTATTCTAATGGTTTGGGTCAAGAATTAAACATTATTGGTGACGGAACTGGAGGAAGAGTTAGAGTTGATGTAGAAGGTGGAAAAATCACCAATACAGTAGTTACATCTGGTGGCAAAGATTATAGTTATGCTCTTGTTGATTTGGGTTCTATCAACTCAAATACAACAGGAACTAGTGCAAAACTTATTCCAGTAATACCACCATCAAAAGGGCACGGATATGATGTATATACCGAACTTGGAACTGACAAAGTTTTAGTATATGCAAGATTTGATGATTCAACAAAGGATTTCCCAGTTGATACTAGTTTTGCTCAAGTTGGTATTGTAAAGAATCCGACTTCTATTGGATCTGATCAAATCTACACAGAAAATACTTTTACTGGATTGTTCTCAGTTAAGTTTACATCCATCACTGGAACACCTTCTGTGGGTGAAAAGATTGAGCAGTTAGTTGTTAATGGAACAGGAAAGGCATATGGTTATGTCGCTTCTTGGGACAGTGAAACAAGTGTTTTGAAGTATTTTAGAGATCGTTCTCTCTACTACAACCAAACAACATTTGATCAGCAAGATTATGTTGGAATCTCTACTAATGGTAGAGCATACACCTTTGAATCATCTTCAAACCTGATTAGAGGTCAGTCATCTGGATTTACTGCTTCCATTGATACTGGATTTGCTGGTATTACCACAAATCCAACTGGAACCAAGTTAATCAATCTTGGCGTTAACTTTACAAATGGGTTGGCATCTCCTGAAATAAATAAAGGATCAGGAGACTTAATCTATCTTGATAACAGACCTAGCATTGCTAGGAACCTCCGCCAAAAAGAAGACATTAAAGTTATACTGGAATTTTAAAAAATGCCACAAAAGACGAATCTCAATGTAAATCCTTATTATGATGATTTTGATAAGGAGGATAACTTTTACAGAGTTCTTTTTAAACCTGGATTCCCAGTCCAGGCAAGAGAACTTACAGGTCTTCAATCGATTTTACAAAATCAATTAGAGTCTTTTGGAAGTCATATTTTTAAAGAAGGATCTATGGTAATCCCTGGTGGGGTTACTTGCGATAATGCATTTACAACTGTAAAGGTAAATCCAGATCATTTAGGCATTGATATCACAGTATACCTTGATGCTGTTGTTACTGCAAACAACGGTAAAGGAGCGAAGGTACGTGGTCAAAACTCTGGTGTTGTAGGAACACTGAAGGGTTATTTACTTCCTCCCGATGAAGGAGTAGAAGAGATTACTTTATTCGTCAAGTATCGTGACGGTGCAGATAATGGCGAAACAGTAAACTTTGAAGACGAAGAAACATTAATACTTGAAGAGAACGTAACTTACGGCAATACTACCTTAAATGCTGGAGATACAGTACTTACTGTTTTCTCTGTTGATGCAACAGCAACTGGTTATGCTGTAGGTGTTTCTGAAGGTGTATATTTTATTAGAGGTGTGTTTGTAGATGTCCCAACATCGCAAATTGTCCTCGATCCATATAATAACGAACCATCATATAGAGTTGGATTCGATATTGTTGAGGAAGTAGTCAACTCCGATATTAATCCATCACTTAACGATAACGCTAAAGGATTTACTAACTACGCTGCTCCAGGTGCAGATAGACTTAAAATCAGCGTTAAACTAGCTAAAAAGAATCTTTTAGATTTCGATGATACAAACTTTGTAGAACTTGTTAAAGTTGATCAGGGAGAAATCAAAAAACTCCAGAATAAGTCTGAGTATAGTGTAATCAAAGACTACTTTGCAAAGAGAACTTATGAAGAGTCTGGAAACTATGCTATTGATCCATTTAAAGTAGATGTTGTTAACTCATTAAACAACGAAACTGGTAATGGAGGTCTTTACAGAGAGGGTCAAAAAACTGAGCAAGGAAACGATCCTAGCGATGATTTAATGTGTGTCAGAGTTTCTGCCGGAACAGCATACGTTAAGGGATTCGATATTGATCTGGTAGGATCAACAATTGTAGATGTTCCAAAACCAAGAACAACCAAGAAAGTTAATACTGCAGTAGTCCCATTTTCAATGGGAAGTTTACTCAAGGTTAATAATGTATATGGCGTACCATACTTAAATATTGGTTCTCCAACTGGAAGTGGAGATAACACAATCTCACTTTATAATAGAAGAAGAAATACTTCTACAATTGATGCTGGAACTGGTCTGAAGATTGGTGAGGCAAGAATATACTGGTATGGAGTTTCCGATGCTCCTTATACTGGTGCATCTACACAGTGGGATCTATATCTTTATGATATTCAAACCTATACAACACTTTATCTTGGTAAAGAATATCCTACTTCGGAAGTACCACTTACTTCATTTGTAAGAGGTCTTTCTAGTGGAGCAACTGGATATCTTGCAGCAAAACCAAATGGTGCAGCATTCAGTCTTTCCCAAACATCTGGAACATTTTTAGTTGGTGAGCAAGTAATCATCAACGAAAATGAAGAGTATAAAGTAGGCATTAAACACGTTAATGTCCATAGTGTTGAAGATATCAAATCTGTATGGCAAGATTCAAATACCTTAAACACTGATTTACAAAGAGACTTTATTGCCGACGCAGTTTTATATCCAGGACTACCACCCAAATTTTCTATTACTGATAAACTAACCGTTAGTGGTGGAAATACTGGTGCTGTTCCAGGAAGATATTTTTCTGGTGTAACTGGTATTAAAACGGAAGCAATTGTTGCATATCAAACTGCTGGACAAAATGATCTAAACTTCAATAGAATTGACTCTATTGCTGCCAATGGAACATCAATTGGATTAGCAGCATTGGATTCTAGTGTTGTTGGCGTTGCGAGAGCAAATGTTGATGATGGTGATTCTACTTTTAGAATCATGTCTCCAAGAATCAAAGGTATTGAAGCATCTGGACTTTATTCAGAACTTCCAAGAGTTAATATTTCATCCGTTGATCTTGCACAGTCAGAACTGACTATTACTAGGCAGATTACTGGTCAAACAACTAATGGTAGTGGAGAACTTACTATCACAACTGCTGATATCGTTGCTGATTCTTCTATAGGCATTAGTAGTGTATTTTTCGAATCGTTTGATGCTGAAAGATATTCAATCCACTATGCAGACGGAACAACAGAAAATCTAACTGGTGATCAGTTTACACTAGGTGCAAATGGAGGATCTGTAACATTCACAAATCTTGTCGCATCACAAACAAACAATGTAACTGCTATTGTTACCCTTAAAAAAGCAAACGTTACAAACAAATCGAAAGATTTTGTAAGAAGCAAGCAAGTATCTGTTACTAGAACAAGTGGTGCTTCAACTGCTGCGGGTCTTACCACAAGTCTTTACTATGGTTTGAGAATCGAAGACGAAGAAATTTCACTGAATATTCCTGATGTTGTAAACATTCGTGCTATTTACGAATCAACAAATACTTCTGCTCCAGTTTTAGATAAGTTGACTTTTGCTACTGGATTGGCATTGGATCAAAATGCAATCATCGGTGAAAAACTAGTTGGTCAGGATAGCAGAGCAGTTGCACAAGTAGTTAATAGAGCATCAACATCTGTTGATTTTGTATATCTCAATGAAAATACATTTGAAGTTGGCGAATCTGTCAAGTTTAAAGATTCTTCCATTGAGGCAGTAATACAAGAGATTACAAAGGGAAGTTATCTCGATAAAACTAAGAACTATATCTTAGACAAGGGGCATAAGAATCAGTACTGCGATTACTCAAGAATCAGAAGAAAGCAGGGAAGTGCAGTTCCTTCTAAGCAACTCTTGATTATCTTAGATCATTATAAGGTTTCTGCAGGAAATAGTGGAGACATTTTCACTGTAAACTCATATACAAGCGATAGATATACTTCAGACATCCCAGCAGTTCCAAATGGAACTAGTATGTCTGATGTTCTTGATTTCAGACCAAGAGTTACTGAGTTTGATCCTTCTACAACAAATGCATCTCCATTTGCATTTAGTAGCAGATCTTATGAATCCACTTACAGATATATTATCTCACCAGATGAAACCTCAACTCTTGGATATAGTTATTATCAACCAAGAATTGATTTACTCACACTGAATCGTCTTGGTGAAGTTGAAGTTGTTCAGGGCGAACCAAACGACACTCCTCAAGCACCAGTTCTTGCTGATGATGCAATGGAGATTGCACAAATCAGTCTTCCTTCATATCTTTATAATCCTGCAAAAGATCCAAGAATCTTACTGCGCGATAACAGAAGATTCACAATGCGTGACATTGCGAAACTTGAGGAAAGAATTGAAAATCTTGAGGAAGTTACCAGCCTGACAATGTTGGAACTGAATGCAAAATCTTTGGAAGTAACCGATGCAAATGGTCTGAATAGATTCAAGTCTGGATTTATCGTCAGTGACTTTAGAGATAAGTCACTGGCAGATCCAAGATATACAACTGTTGATGTAAGTAAAAATGGTGCTACTGCCATTGCTCCAGTAGATTTCTGGTCTATGCAGGCAGAACTGGCACTTGATCCAGGAATTGATAGAACAAAGGCAGATTTGTCTCAGAACTTAAAACTGCTTGATC